AGTATTCAAATTTAATAAATGCTCCCGTTTTGTCCCAAGTTGCAACAAGTGGTAGTTATAATGATTTATCACACACACCAAGTTTGTCCGAAATTGCAACAACAGGCCAATATTCAAATTTAATAAATGCTCCCGTTTTGTCCCAAGTTGCAACAAGTGGTAGTTATAATGATTTATCACACACACCAAGTTTGTCCGAAATTGCAACAACAGGACAGTATTCAAATTTAATAAATGCTCCTGTTTTATCCGAAGTTGCAACAACAGGTCAGTATTCTAATTTAATAAATGCTCCCGTTTTATATACAGATGCAGATGCAAGAACTGCATGTTTTCCTCTAACAACATCAAATACCGGATTAGAATTAATAGATAATGGTTTAAATATATTTGATAATAATCTTTGGTATAATTCAATAGATGGAATAGGTAGATTGTATTTTTATGAAAATAGTTTTACATCAATAAATGCTCCAAATACAGGATTAAAAAGAATAGCATTTAAAATAGGATATGTTGATAAATTACAAATTAATGATACAAATATTATTTCATTTAATAATGTAGGTATTGGATCATCATCACCTACACAAATATTAGATATAAGACCTTCTGTTTCCGGGTCATATTTTAAAATTAATCAATACGGCCATATTGTAATGACAAATGGTAATTCATCTACAAAATGGACAATAGCTAACAGAGATGGTGGAGGATTATCAATAGCTAATAATTCAACAGCGACTAATGATTTAATAAATTCTAGCGATGATGCAATAACAATAAACTCAAATAAAAATGTAGGTATTGGTACATCATCGCCCTCATATAAACTAGATGTTAATGGTTCTTTTAATTGTACAAGTTTGAATGTTGGTGGGTTGCCTTTTAATGGTGGTGGTTTATGGTCTACATCTTCTCCAAGTACTAATACTACAAATATATTTTATAATGATAATAGTTCATTAAGCGGTACTCATTATTTAGGAGGAAGTATTGTTACAATTACAGGAAATATTACAGATAATCAAATTGGTTCCAGTTTTAAATCAGGTTTAATAGTTGAACGTTATAATCGCACACAAGGTCTCGCAATTGGTTATAATGGCGTTATGCAATGTGGTTCTGATGGTGATGCACATTTACATTTGCGCAGTAAAGGTACTAATGGCAAAGTTTTTATTGGAAATAATGTAGCACTTCCTTTAACAGTAACAGAATCAAAAGTTGGTATCAATAATTCAAATCCATCATATCCACTTGATGTAAGTGGTGATATAAATTTAACTGGATCTATATATAAAAATAATTTATTATTAAATACAGCGACTATTATAAAATATAATGGAGCATTTAATTCAACATCATTTGATACTTCTACAGGCTTTATGAGGGCAGAAGTTAATTATTCGCCAAATTGGAGAGGAAGCACAACAAAATATTGTTTAATAGATTTAATATTACGACCCAAAAATTATTGGGGATCATATTGGGAATCGGGACATAATACAACAAGATATTCGCGAATAATGTTAAAAGAAACTTATAACACTTTTGTTAATCCACCAACTTATGATTATAGAGTTCAATCGGTTAATAATGATTTATTAGGACGTACAGATTATGGTTTAGATTTATCATTTGATGGTACAAAATTAATATTTAATATAGGTCCGGGCAATAACTGGAGATGGGGTAGTTATATTGGTTATACTTTAATAGAATTAATTAGTTAAAAAATATTTAATATTAATATAATATTAAATATTAATAATAATGGATGAATATTTAGTTTATGATTTTACAAATAACAAAGATGAGAGATTTTTTACATATGATATATCAAACTATATTGATAATAATAAATATGTCTATATAAAAATAGCAGATTTACCATCACATCCAATTGGATGTTATATCGAAAATAATGGAAACAGTTTTAATTTTAATTATGATAATAAAACATTAGATGAAATATTAGAATTTGAAAAAACAATTAAGTATTATTTTGTATATAATAAAGATAAGGCAATTAGAGATAAATCTATTATTATGGATAAAATAAGAGAAGATAGAAATAAATTATTAAAGTTATCTGATATATTAATATTAGAAGATTATCCATTTAGTTATAAAAATGAATTAAAAATATATAGAACGTATTTAAGAGACCTGCCCAATAAAATAGAAGAGCAAGGAATTTTTAATTATTATAGTATCAATAATAGAAAACTTTATACTATAGACAAATTTGAATATGCAGATTTAAATAATTATTTATAAATTTAATCAAAATTTAATACGTAATTGCTTTTAACAATTTCTTGAAATTTATTATAATTTTTTTTTTCTTTTTTAATTAATTTATTTTGTTCCGTCATATTTTTATATATTAAGTCATAATGTTTATTAGCATAACTTAATATATTATTGTTAAATATCCATCTAAAAAAATTTAACTGTCCTATAGTTGTTTCAATGCTTAAATTGTCATCGATATAAAAAGTTATTCTTTCGTGTCTTCTAAAAGTATCAAAATATAACTTTGTATATGACTTAAGTTGTGCGCGATAGTCTAAATAAATATTTACCTTTTTGATGTTATTTTCTTTATAATTAATATCTTGAGGCAATGTGTCTAATATATCAATATTATTTGTCCAATAATATATGTTATTATTTCTAGAATAATGTGTTACAAACCAGTCAATTAATCGTAATGATAATTTATGTTTTCCATTTATAATATCATTAAATATAAGTTTATTATTTTTATTTGTATTATAATATTGATTCAATGAACTTAAAAGTAGTTCTTGACAATTATTTTCAGTCATTTAAATAATATAATAATTATGTCTTTAAGTAATTGTGCGTAAAAAAAATATAATAAGGTAGATTATTTTAATTATTCCGAAGTCATTGCCGAACCTATGTCATATAAACCATTAGTTTTGGGTTGTGGAACAATAGTACTAATGCCCCACGGACTTACTGGTATTTGTGGTGCTAATGGTTCGTGTCTTAAATCTAAACTGTTATTTCTACCAACAGATGTACTTATACCAATATGATATCCAGCAGTTAAAAAGTTTTGGTCGCCGATTTCTCCGGAACTAATAGGATTTACTTTAGCCCATTTAGAATTAGCATCCGAAGGTAATAAATCATCTGATGTTAATCTTTCTCTTGGGAAACAAGCAACATTATTTTCAACTCCGTTTTGGCCAGAACCAGCACCTCCAGCACCTCCAGCACCTCCAGCCCCACCGGCTCCGGAATCTTGTGGCGTTACAACAGCTTGTCTTGCTTCTTGTGCGGTATTTGTAAATGTGCTAGTTTGTATAGGTTTATTGTATGCATTGCCATTTGGATTAGAAGCAGACACTTGGTCGGCAAAAAATGGCGCATTTTCACCAATTGTATTATCAACCGAAAAAGTATTGGATTGAGCTTTAGAAGCTACAGATTCGCTGCTTTTTACGAAGTTTCTATCATTTTGAATATTTTCAACTATATCTTGGCCCATAAATTTTTCTACATTATCCATCTGGCATTTTGAGTTATATGTTACAAGTAACAATAATAATAATAATAAGAATAACGCAATTGAAAATGATATAACAATAGTATTATTAGAAGCCATACCTCAATATTTTTTATCTATCTATTATCATTAATAGATAAAATATTCTTAATATTATTTTTTAATATATTTATTTTTTGATTCCAATTTTTATCATTATCTATATTTTTTATTTCCGCTAATAAATTTATATTAATTTCTTTAAATATATCTATTTCTTTACATTTTTTTTCATATTCTATTTGTTTAGAACTTAAATACTCGATAGTTTCATTTAAAGTATCGTTCCATTCTTTTTCTAATTCTAACTTATCAACTTCAACATTTTCTTCATTTACATAGTCAATATTTAATTTAGTTATTAACCATTTATTGGTTATTTGTTTATCAGATATATAAATACCTATTAATTTTGTTTCAATTAACATTTGATTATTTTTTTTTTTAAGATCATTTATTATATCATTTGTTAAAAATACTTCTTCATTGTTTTTAAGAATTATTGTGCTATCATTTAATATCATATCTATTGTATTGTTATGTTCACAATAACTTTTTTTATACATTGATATTATATCATCTTCATTTAAATCATTACTAAACCATTTTTTATTTTTTTTATTATATTTATCCAATATTTTATTATCTATATCTATAAATAATTTTTTATCATTTCTGTCATTTAAATAAATATCAAGTATATAGTAGTCCCTGCTTTTTAATATATTTTTTATATTAATGTTATTTAAATTAAATATTAAATCTTCTTTTAATTCCGATATATATGTGTTTTTTTTAAAATATGGTCTTTTAAGTACTATATTTTCGTTCATTATTATTTTAATTTATTCTGTTTATTAATAAGATATAGCTTCAAATTATTATGACGCAAACAAACAATACTAATATTACAAAAAATATTTTCGAAACTGATATTGCATCTGATGATAAATTTGATGATTTATCGTCATTTATAATTAGTTACATAAAAGATGAGGTTTCTAAACCAAATATTAAAACCGAAATAATTAAACCTTTACTTATACACTTACTATATTACATTTTACCATTTATAATCGGGTTTGTTATAATGAATTTTGTAACTACCATATGTGCTGTATTTTTAGCATTTAGATATATAAAAAGATAAATTAAATCAATATGTCATGCCTTTTTTCTCATTTAATTTAATAATTGATAAAGAAACTAGTTCGTTATATTCGTAATTATCATAATTTTTTATTATAAACCATCCTCTTTCATAAGTTTCTTGGATTGTTTCATAAGGATCTATATCAATAAAATAAATATTATTGTTATGCATAATGCTTATTTTATCCATTTGTTTTTGTTTAATTAATAATATAAATCATTTTTTATATCTTTTGTGCGATATATCTTTGATATTTTTTAAATTATAATTAAATAAAATGGGTGATAATGAAATTAAAAATCTTGAAAAATTATTAGATTTTGATAATAATAATAAAGATTTTATTTTAAAAAATATTATTGACGATTATAATATTAAATATGATAACGAATATAATAATTATTATATTGATATTTCTAATGAAATTTACAAAGATACTAATATTTTTAAATGGTGTGATGAAATCCCTGTTTTAGATGGTAGTAAAAAATTATTTAATACAATTATAAAAAAACCTATTAATAATGAACAAATATTAATAAATAGACAACAAACATATTTTTTAGATTATGATGATGATTCATTTGAAATTTTAAAAGAATATGAAAATGATATATTATGGATTTATAAATTAAATGAAGAAATAGACAAGGATAATGCAATAAACATATTATATCCCTCATCATTTTTTTGGAAAATGATTAATAAGTATGAATATTTGTTAGATTCGTATCATGTTTATAGAATATTATTTGTTCCTTTATCAACACTATTTTATCCATTAACGGCTATTTTTGGACCTTATTTGTATGTTAAAAATTATTTAAAATTTGATATATCAATTTTAAAATATATTGATTTAATTAAAAATTTCTTTGGAATTTTTTTCCAAAATACTGGTAATTTTAAATATAACATATTTAAATTTATAGTTTTTTGTGTCTATGTTTTTATTTATTTATACAGTATCTATCAAAATTTTGAATTTTCATATATGCTTTATAAAACAAAAAAAATATTACATAAAAAAATGCAAGGTGTTATCAATTTTATAAATGAAAGCAATAAGATAATAGAGTATTTTAATAACAATATAAATGACGTTTCAACTATAATAAAACCATTTATTAATAAATCTGTTAAATATGAAAAAATAGAAATAAGTAATACATTAACTAATATTTATAAAATTTGGAAAAACGATAATAATATTAAAGAAAATATTGATAATTTGCTTATTACTGTGTATACATTAGATATTATAAATCAAATAAGTAAAATTAAATTTAAACTTAATTATTCTTTGCCATTATATAACAATAATGTTACCAAAATATGGAATATGAAAAACCCATTATTATCATTTAATCAAGTTTCTAATCCTTTGTCATTAAATAAAAACATTATAATTACTGGTCCTAATGCGGCTGGAAAAACAACTTATGTAAAATCTTTATTAGCGAACATAATATTATCACAAACAATTGGTTTAACGTATTCATATAAATCAGCAATGAAAATTTATGATTGTATTTATTCGTTTATGCGAATTACAGATGAATTAGGTTCTAAATCTTATTTTGAAGCAGAAGCAGAATTATGTGCAAAAATGATTGAAAAATCAGCAAATTTATTAATTGAAAATAAAAAAGGCATTTTCTTTATGGATGAGCCTATGCATTCTACACCACCGATTGAAGGTATTTCTACAGCATTTGCAGTTTGTGAAAAAATAGGAACAAATCCAAATGTAGATTTATTAATAACTACGCATTTCTTTAAATTAACAAATCTTGAGAAAATGTATCCAAATAATTTTATTAATTTATCTGTAAATGCAATACAAAATATAGATAATACATTTACATTTCCTTATAAAATAAAAAAAGGGTCTTCTAAACAATGTATAGCAATTGAATTATTAGATAATAAAAATTTTCCAGAAGATGTAATAAATAGTGCGAAAAATATGAAAAAAATAATTTGCAATAACTATTTAGACTAACCTTATTTTATGTTTAACTTTAAGTTAAATTTTAATTTAAATAATTTATATTATTATATTTTTATATTTTTCTCTTTAATAACAATCTTAATATTTCTATTTTTTTGGAGAAGAATTTCAGACCTAAGTAATCAAAATTTAAATTTGGAAAAAAAATATAATTCACTTAAAAAAGAAAATAAAGCCCTTAAAGAAAATAATAATGTAGAAAAAAATGTAAATCCTGACGACATAATGAACGAAGTATTTACAGCATTTGTATCATCGGAAAATATTGAAACGTTTGCTAATGACACAAATAATAGTGACACTAATAATACTGATGATTTAGATATTAAAATAATCAAAGATAATATACCAGATAAAGTAACAATAAATGATTTAGATGAATCTGTAAATTCTGATGATAATAAAGAAGTAATATTACCTGAACCTGTTGTACAAGAGCCCACCAGACCTGTTGTACAAGAGCCCACCAGACCTGTTGTACAAGAGCCCACCAGACCTGTTGTACAAGAGCCCACCAGACCTGTGGTACAAGAGCCCACCAGACCTGTTGTACAAGAGCCCACCAGACCTGTTGTACAAGAGCCCACCAGACCTGTTGTACAAGAGCCCACCAGACCTGTTGTACAAGAGCCCACCAGACCTGT